TGCTCGAGCAGCATGGAGAGTGGCGAGAGCCCGAGCCGCGCGGAGCGCAGACGCTCCCGGCGAACGGCCAACGGAGTTGCCCTGCTGCTTGCGCCGTTCTTGAATCGCATGGGGGGAGAGGCCAAAATCTCTAGAGATCGGGCGGGCGCGACCGCGTTGCAACCCCGCACGCGCGGCCGCGAAATGAAGGGTGGGGGCCAGAGAACGTATTCATGCCATCTTTTTTCGGAGGCTAGCAGCGAAACCTACAAAACAGTTTCGCGAAGCGCCGCTGGCAGACAAACGTCGCGCCCGATCCCGCCGCCTGGGCCCTCGTCCTCTTTCCTTCGAGGCCTGGATCTCCCATCCTGGGCCTCGGGCTCAGGCAGCGAGGCGGGCGCAACTCCCGGCAGCTTAAGCTGCCAAGCCTTTGAGAATGGCGCGGCTTCGCACCAGAAGCGCCCCGCGGTCCGGAGCGATGGCACCGGCCGCTTTGAAAGTTTGCACCAGGCGGGTGACGCATTCCCGCGAGATCCCGATGCGATTGGCAAGGTCCTCATGAGTAAGCTCGGCGAGCTCATCCCGGTCCGCGCTAAGCAGAAGATTCACCAGGCGTTCCCGGCTCGTTCGAAGCAGCATGGTATCGCCAATCCAACGATGCGCGGCCGCCACTTCGCCGGCCAGCAGGGTGGCGACGGCGAGCGCAGACCCGGCATCGCGCTCGATGAGACGCGCGAAGTCGGCCTGCGGCAGGAGCCGCAGACGGCATGGCTCCGCCGTTTCGGCGCTGGTCTCGTAGGGCATGGCGGCGACGGTAGCGGCGAGCCCGGCCAGGTCGCCCGCTTCGAGAACGTCGAGCACTACGGTGCGGCCGCGGTTCGAGACGCGCGACACGCACAGGCGTCCAGATTCGACCATCCAAAGGCCGATCGGCTTCTCGCCTTGCAGAAAAAGAGTAAAGTGGCCGTCGCGTTCGACGACCGCGCTGTGATGCAGCGCCTTAAGAATGCGTTTTGGAATCATCGGTTCTCGCCCCTCTTCGTCGAGGATGTTGTAAAACGTAGTACACATTACTACACCGTGCCCGAGCCGTCAAGCCCGAATCCCGGAGCGGCAAGCGTGGAAAGGGACGCCCATGGCGGGAAGGCGGCCTAAGCCGACGGCGCTCAAAAAGCTGCGGAACAATCCGGGCAAGCGCGCTCTCAACCGGAACGAGCCCAAGCCCGAGGCTGCGATCCCATCCTGTCCCAAGCATTTAGACAAGGAAGCGCGCGCGGAGTGGCTCCGCGCCACGACGGCGCTCTTGAAGCTCAATCTGCTGGCGGACGTGTATCGTCCAGCGCTGGCCGCGTACTGCACGGCCTGGTCGCGCTGGCTGAAAGCGGAACGAGGCCTGCGCAAGCGTGGGCTGGTGATCGGCACCCGGACCGGCTATCCGGTGCAGAACCCTTATCTGGGAATCGCGAACACAGCCATGGAAGCGATGCGCCGATTCTTGATCGAGTTTGGCATGACGCCCAGTTCGATAACACGGGTGCACGGTGCGGGCACATCGGACGACGATTCGCCCGACCCGTGGGATCAGCTGGACATGCCGTCCTCGCCGAATCCGGCGAAGAGCCTGAAGGTGCAATAGACGCGTGGCGGGCAGCCGAGCCAAAGCCAGCATCGGCAAAAGAACCCGCGCGCGCCGCGGTTCGCTGCAGAAACGAGTTGTGCTTTCGGCTGGAGCCGCCGAAACCGCGCCGCATGTTTACAGCGCCCAACGCTACATTGCCGACGTTCTTGGCGGAAAGATTCCGGCCTGCAAATGGGTGCGGGCGGCTTGTCAGCGACAACTCGATGACCTTGGCAAGCAAGTTAGCGCCGCCTATCCGTGGCGATTCGATTCAGGCCGCGCCGAGCGTGTCTGTAAGTTCGTCGAACTGTGTCCTCACATTAAAGGCCCTCTGCGCGGGCAGCTCATGCGGCTGGAGCCGTGGCAGTGCTTCATTCTCACCACGGTCTTTGGCTGGGTCTCAAAGGCGAACAATGCGCGCCGCTTTCGCGAAGCCTACACCGAAGTCCCCGGCGGCAACGGCAAGTCGGCTCTTAGTTCCCCGGTCGGACTCTACATGCTGGCGGCCGATGGCGAAGGAGGAGCGGAAATCTACTCGGCCGCGACCACGCGCGACCAGGCCCGCATCGTTTTCGGCGTCGCGCAGGCCATGGCGCGCGACATGCCGAAGTTCCGCGCACGCTTCGGAGTCGAAGTTCTCGCCCACACCATTTGCCAGCAGCGTTCCGCGTCGCGCTTCAGCGCTCTCAGTTCCGAAGCTGGCACCAGCGAAGGCATCAACGTTTATCTCGCGATCATCGACGAGCTGCACAAGCACAAGACGCGCGACGTTTACGACACGATCAAGAACCACACCGGCAAGCGCTCGCAGCCGCTGGTGTGGACGATCACGACCGCGGGGACGGACCGGGCCGGCATCTGCTATGAAGTCCGCAAGTACGTCACGAAGATTCTCGACCGCGTATGCGAAGACGACCAGCTTTTCGGAATCGTTTACACCATCGATGACGAGGACGAATGGTCCGATCCGGCGTCCTGGGCAAAGGCGAACCCCAACTGGGGCATTTCCGTCTTCCCGGACGCCATCGCCGCGGAAGCGCGCCAGGCCCTGCAGATGCCCTCAAAGCAGCCAGCCTTCAAGACCAAGCATCTGGACGTCTGGTGCAGCGCCGATCACGCCTGGATGGACATGCAGCGATGGGCGAAATGCGCGGACCCTTCGCTCGACGAGGCGGACTTCTCCGGACAGCCGTGCGTTCTCGGCCTCGATCTTGCCTCGAAACTCGATCTCCTCGCCAAGGTCAAGCTGTTCTGGAAACACATCGAGGAGCCTGCAGCGAACGGCAAGGAAGCGCAGAAAAAGCTTCACTACTATTTCTTCGGCGATTACTGGACTCCTGAAGAGCGCGTGGAGCAGAGCTCGAACAGCCAGTACAAGGGCTGGGTGATCGAAGGCAAATTGCACACCTGCCCGGGCGAAACGAACGATTACGACGTGGTCGAAGAAGCGATTCGCTCAGACTGCCGCAGCTATGAAGTCCTGGAGGTCGCTCACGATCCCTATCAGGCGCAGCAGTTCGTCAATCACCTCATGCCTGAGGGGATCAAGATGGTCGAGGTTCCGCAGCTGCCGAAACACCTCTCCGAACCGATGAAGGAGTTGGAAGCGGCCGTCTACGATGGCAGGTTCCACTTCAACGGCGACCCGATCGTGAGCTGGGCAGTTTCCAACGTGGTTTGCCACATCGACAAAAACGACAATTTGTTCCCCAACAAAGAGCACTATGAGAACAAGATCGATCCCGTCACAGCCCTGCTCACTGCGCTGAATCGCGTGATGGCCCACTCGGAACTCGATCCCGAAGCGAGCCGGCCGTTCTTCGTATGAAGTTTCTACGCACGCTCCTGCCGGATCCTTTCGACGCGCTGCACGTCGTGGGACTCGCCGCCATCGTTTGGGGAGTCTGGCAGGTGCATCATCCCTCCGCATGGATTGTGGGCGGCCTGGCGGCAGTCCTCTACTCGACCCTCGTATCTGCCGGCCGGAGGCACTTAGAGCGATGATCCGCAAAAACATCCGCCTGGCGGTCATTCTGCAAGACGGGAAAAGGCACACGAAGATTGTGCGCGCTCCCGCTGGGAGGCAGTTCACGGACCCGGCAGTCGACGCCGTGCTCGACAACGAGGCTCAGCTCATCGAGAAGTTTTTCCCTGGCCGCGAGTTTCGCCTCGTTCCGCTGGACAAAGGCTTCAACTTTGTCGAAATCGCCAAAGAAGCGGAGGCCTCCTGATGGGTTTTCTGCGCAGCATGTTCGATGGAGCGCTACAGATCCGCGCCGACATGGGCGGGACGCCGGCGCCCTGGGACGATTTCTGGTACCAACCGATCGGGACCAGGTCCGCCACCGGGATCCGCGTCACTCCCGAATCGGCCAAGCAGATCTCCGCCGTGCTGGCCTGCGTCGGCAAGATTGGGAAAACGATGGGGATGCTGCAGGCCGGGGTTTACACCGATACTCCCGACGGCGGGAAAAAGCTGGTGCGCAAGGATCCCATTTACGACGTGCTCCAGCATCCGAACCACCTCCAGACCGCTTTCGAGTGGCGGCAGATGATGCAGGGGCATCTGGAGCTGCGGGGTAATGCGTACTCAGAGAAAATTCCTGGCAGCAAGCGCGCGATCGATCAGCTCGTCCCCATGCATCCGGATCGCGTGCACCCCGAGCAACTGCAAAGCGGGCGGATCCGGTATCGCTACAACGATCCGCTCACCGGCGGCGACCGCTTTCTGGCGCAGGAGCAGGTCTTCCACCTGCGCAACTTCATGGACAACGGCATCGTCGGGCAATCCACGGTGACCATGGCCACCGACACGCTCGGGGTGGCCCTGGCGGCGCAGGACAATTATGCCAGGTTCCTCAAAAACGATTCGCGCACGCAAAGCGTGCTCACCGGCGCGCAGTTCAAGACGAAGCAGGACAAGCAGGCTTTCCGCGACGACTGGCAGGAGGCGCACACCGGGGAGAACCGCTACAAGGTGGCGGTGCTGCCGGCGGGCATGGACATCAAGTCGATTGGGGTCTCGGCCAAAGACGCGGAGCTGCTGGACGCGCGCAAATTCAGCCGCATCGAAATCTGCTCGATCTTCGACATTCCTCCTCACCTGATTGGCGAGACGGAAAAGACCGCGACTTACGCCAGCGTCGAGCAGTTCAACATCATGTTTGTGACGTTCTGCATTTTGCCGCGCGCGATTCTCTGGGAACAAAAGATTCAGCAGGAGCTGATCTTTCGCGATGCGGACTATCCGAAGTTCTCGCTCAGCGCGCTGCTGCGCGGCGATACGGCCGCGCGCTTCGCCGCCTACCAAATCGCAGTGCAGAACGGCTGGATGTCGCAGAACGACGTGCGCCTGGCCGAGGACCTGAACCCGATCGAAGACGGCGACAACTACTGGCGGCCGCTGGCCTGGGCGCGCTTGGGCGATGTGCATGCGTCCGTACAAAAAACCGGCAACGACGAGCAGGACGAGAGCACGCAATCGACCACGGGCGGCGCAACCGGGCGCGTGGACGAGCGTTTTCGGCTGCTGGCCGCAGCCGGCGCCGAGCGCTGTGTGCGCAAGGAGCTGGCCGCGGTGCGGCGCATGACCGAACGCGACAGTTCGCGTGAAGAAATTCACGAATTCTACCGCGAGCACGCGGAGTTTATCGGCAAGGTTCTCAGGATCCCACCAGAAAAGGCGCAAGCCTACTGCGAACGCAGGGCGGAGGCAAGCTCCGCCCTGCCGGACAGCGATTCCTCGGTCCGGGAATTGACGGCGCTCGCCCTAGGAGGCATTCAATGAAAGGCAACGCAGACGTTATCGCAGCTCTCGAAGCAGCCGCGGCGCAGGAAGCGCACCTCAACCTGCAATACCGCCTCAACGCCCGCTCCCTGAAATTCATGGGGCTGAAGAAGCTCACCTGCAAGATCAGGAAATTCGGCGATGGCGCCCACTGTTTTCTGAAGCTCATCACCGATCGCATTCTCTTTTTGGGCGGCGACCCCGGCTACGATGTCGAGCCCGTCGTCGAGCAGACCGACGTCACCGCCCTGCTGAAGAACGCGCTGGCGCTCGAAATGGCCATCGTCGCTCCTTACGAGCGCAACGTGCAGCTTTCGGTGAAGGCGCTCGACGACACCACGCGCAACCTCTTCGAGCATCTGCTGAAGTGGCACCAGAAGCACATTGGCTGGCTGGAGCAGCAGCTGCGCCTGATCGACGGCCTGGGCGAAACCGAGTACATGGCCGAAAAACTGTAGAAGAAGCATCGGGTGATCGGCTGATCGGGTCATCGGGTGATCTGAAACCACGGGCCTTTCGATGAGCGATGACCCGATGGTGAGATGGCGCGATCGTCTTTCAATCCACGGAGATAAACACCATGACGATGACACTGAGATCCTCAAACGGCTCTGCGGCGCCGAAGCGCATGTTTGCCGCCGCCACCAAGAACGGAGAGCTTGAGCTGCTGATCTACGACTCGATTGGGCAGTCGATGTGGGGCGGCGGCGGCGTTACGGCTGAGTCGGTCAAGCAGAAACTCGACGAAGCTGGCGACGTGAGCAAGATCTCGGTGCGCATCAATTCGCCCGGCGGCGACGTTTTCGAGGGCGCCGCGATCTATTCCCTGCTCTCGCAGCACAAGGCGCCAGTCGAGTGCTTCGTCGACGGCCTGGCAGCCTCGGCCGCGTTCACGATCGCGATGGCCGCCAACACCGTGCACGTTTCCGAGTCGGCCATGATGATGTGCCACAACGCCTGGGGAATGTGCATGGGCTACGCCGCCGACATGGAGAAGATGGCGGAAACGCTCGGCAAGGTCTCAGGCACGATGCGCGATATCTACGCGAAGCGCTGCGGGATGAAGGCCGACGAAGTCCAGAAGCTCATGGACGCCGAGACCTGGATGACGGCCGAGGAAGCGGTCGAGTATGGCTTTGCCGACGACGTGATCGAGCGCGACGCCGAGGCGGAGGGAGAGGCTAAGGCGCTGGCGGCTTCTTACGATCTCTCGAAGTTCAAGCGCAGTCCGCGCGCCGAGAAAGACACAAAGCGCGTGGGAGGCAAGGACTGCACCAAGTCGTGCTTCGCGTATCGCCCGGACGACGATCACGAAAACTGGAAGCTGCCCATCGAGTGTCCCGATCACGATGCCGAGTGGGAGAAAAAGCATATCCGCAACGCGATCAGCCGATGGTCCTCGACCGACATGCCGAACGCGGCAGAGAAGTCGAAGGCGCGCGGGCGCATCAAGGCCGCAGCCAAGAAGTACGGCATCGAGGTCGACGACGATTCGCTGAAAGGCGAAGCCGACCAGCCCGACGAGGGCGATGCCTGCGCGTGCGCGTGCGCCGGGTGCCGCGACGGCTACTGCGGCAAGTGCTCGAACGAGGCCTGCAACGATTCGAACTGCAAAGGCTGCAAAAACCAGGAAGACGTTGAGCCGGCAAGGCGCGCCAAGGCGCTCGCCGAAGTTGAGAGCGCGCGCGAGCAGTTCGCCGTTCTGTCCATCTGAAAAGCAGCTCTTAGCCCCCAGCTTCTCAGCTAAGAGCCAAAAGCTAACAGCCAAAAGCCTTTTGGGAAGCCGAGGCTTCCGAGAAAATCGGCGCTCTGCTGCCGGCGTCCGACGACGCCACTGCCGCAGCGCCCTGTTCCACGAACATCACGACAAATCCCAAGGAGAAGAAACCATGAAGAACATCAATGCTCTGCGGCAGAAGAAAATCGACTTGAAGGCAAAAGCCGACGCGATTTTGAATGCCGCAGCCAACGGATTCTCTGCCGAGCAGCGCACGGAGCTTGGCACTTTGAAAACCGAAATGGAGCAGCTCGAGGCCGATATCCGGCTGGTCGAAAGCCTCCATCATGAAGAAGCCAGTCCCGGCGCCCCCTTGGCCTCCACGCATCAGGCGACGACGGACGGCAACGGGCGGAAAATCTACGCCAAGTTTTCCGATCAGTTGCTTGCCAGTGGCCTGCGTCCGACGCAGAAGTGCGAATCGCTCGCGCCGTTCGCCAGCCTACACGAGCAAATGCGCGCCGTGCTGCGCGCCGCCCGCGATCAGGTCATCGACCCGCGGCTGGCCGAAATCATGACCATCAACGCGGCTCTCGGCGGCAACGAATCGGTGCCGGCCGAAGGCGGGTTCCTGGTCATCCCAGAATTCGCCCAGGGGCTGATCAAGCGCACCTACGATGTGGCAATCATCTCCTCGAAGTGCTTCAAGATGCCCATGGCATCGAGTCGCCTGATCATGCACGCCGTCGATGAAGACAGCCGTAAGGATGGCAGCCGGTGGGGCGGAATTCTGGCCTACTGGCTGGCTGAAGCGGGCACGTACGCGCCCACCAAGCCGAAGTTCCGGGAAATGCAGCTCGTGGCCAACAAGCTGATCGCCCTGAGCTACGCCACCGAAGAGCAACTGGCCGACGGTCCCGCCTGGGAAGCGTACGTAAACGAGGCGGTGCCGCAGGAATTGGCGTTCCAGATCGATACCGCGGTCTACTCGGGCCCCGGCGCCGGCGCTCCGCTCGGCATCACCAACAGCGGCGCGGTGCTCGTCGTCTCGAAGGTAGCTGGCCAAACCGCAGCCACCATCGTGGTCGCCAACATCTTGCAGATGTGGTCGCAGATGTGGGCGCGGAGCCGCGCGAACGCCGTCTGGTTCATCAATCAGGATATCGAGCCACAACTCTATCCCCTGGCACTGCAGAGTCCTACCGGCGCCGTGCTGTACCAGGCTCCGCTCTACACGCCTCCAGGAATCAACGGCAACAACGGTCCCTACGGTTTGCTCTTTGGCAAGCCGGTGATCCCCGTCGAGCAAGCGTCGACTCTGGGAACGCAGGGCGACATCACGCTGGCCGACATGACGCAGTACATCCTGGCGATGCGCTCCGACGTGCGGGCCGACACTTCGATCCACGTGGCCTTCCTGACGGGCGAGCAGGCTTTCCGCTTCATGCTCCGCCTCGATGGCCAGCCCACCTGGAAGAAGCCCTTGACTCCGTATCAGGGTTCGACGCTGAAGTCTCCGTTCGTCCAACTGGCCACGCGCAGCTAAGCAAGCGGCTGAGGATTTCAGCGGCGGTCACAAGCTCGTCATCTCAATTCTGACCTGAGAGGTCAGGGGAAGGAATTTCGCAATGGGTGCAAGAGGAATTTATGTAGCGCAGGAATGTCACGTCGTCAATCTCATTCCGCCAGCGAGCCAAGGCTCTACGGTGACCACCGGGCTATTCTGCATGAAGGGGTGGGCCCACGCCACCATCATTCTGCAACAGGGGGTCGCCGGCACTCCGCCGACGGTGACTCTGAACAGCTCCGACAACGGATCCCCGGCGAACACCACCTCCGGGATTCCCTTTAACCTTCACAAATGCGAGACCGCGTATGGCGCGCACAACGGCGATGTGCTGGGCGCGCGCATTGCGGAACCCGCCGCCGGATTCACGCCGGCGTCGACCAACGATATCTTCTACGTGATCGAACTGGACGCGGACACGCTGCCGTCCGGGCAGGACTTTGTGGATCTCACGATCACAAGTCCAACCGGCTGCTACCTGAGCGCGGTCGTCATCCTTTCGGCGGGACGTTACGAGCACGATCAGAGCGAAACGGTTCTGACCTACTAGCTCGGGAGGCAGGGCGGGCGGAGAAACCCGCTGCCTGGCCCTGCTTCATTTGCAATCGGCTGCTAGCTCCTGGCTTCTGGCTTCTGGCTTAGGAGCTAGTGGCTGCTCTTCAGGGAGGTTCCTTCATGCTAGTTCGTATCAACTTCGGCTGGAAGGCCGGTCGAGTCGAGGACATCGAGCCGTCCGCGGCGCGGCTGATGCTTGCCGACGGCCGCGCCAGCGCAGTCAACCATGAGGAAGCTTTACCGCAGAGCACGCAGAGTGCGCAGAGAAGTTCCGATCAAGTTTCCTCCGCGATCTCAGCGCCCTCGGCGGTAAAAACCGACTCCAAGCGCACGAAGAACCGTTAGCCAATGGACGATGTAGTTCTCATCACGCCGCCGGCGTTCGAGCCGGTCACGCTCGCTCAGCTCAAGAGCCATGCCAAGATCTTCACCACGGCGGAGGACAGCTATATCTCCACCGTCATCATTCCCGCGGCGCGGCAGGCCGTCGAAGACGAGCTGCACAAGGTCCTGATCACGCAGACGTGGCTGCTGAAGCGCGACGGCTTTCCTGGCTTCGATCCCAAGTATGAGACTCAGGGCTACCCGACAATTCTGATTCCGAAGCCGCCGTTTCAAGCCATCGATTTCTTCACTTATGTCGACGTCGCCGGCGTGACGCAGACGTTGACGCAGTGCAATCCCGACGGCACCACGACCGACGACAATTACTACGGCTACCAGCTCGATCCGGGAAGCGAAACGCAGCCGGCGCGGCTGATTCCGCCCTGGGCGCGTCCCTGGCCGCCCTCGCGGCGCTTGCCGATGAGCGTGCAGGTGCAGTTCGATTGCGGCTATGGGCCGTCGAACTCTTCGCCGGCGACCTGGGTCTCGGGCGGCATTCCTCCAGCCATCATCCAGGCGATCTTGCTCGAGGGCGCGCACCTCTACTACAACCGCGAAGCCATCACTGCCGACGGCGGCAAAGAACTGGCGCGCGGAGTCTCGGCGCTGCTCAGGCCGTACGTGAATCAGATAGCATGAACAACATCGGGGCATCGGCCCATCGGGGCATCGGGCCATCGAACAGCGAAGGCTCATCTGCTTTTGACTTTCGATCGCCCGATCAGCCGATCACCCGATCACCCGATCTTCCGCTGGTTTCCGCCGTCTGCGTCACCGCCGATCGCCGCGAGTTTGTGCGCGCGGCCATTGCCTGCTTTGTGGCGCAGGACTATCCGGAGAAGGAGCTGGTCGTCATTGACGACGGCCGGGACCGGGTCGGCGATCTGTGCGCCGCAGTGCCTCGCTGCCGCTATGTCGCGCTCGACGGAGAGAAGCGAAAGATCGGCGTCAAGCGCAACCTGGGCGCGGAGGCCGCGGCGGGCGAGATCCTGTGCCATTGGGACGATGACGACTGGTCGGCTCCCAGCCGCATTCGCGACCAGGTCGAGCGCATGCTCGCTTCCGGCAAGGCCGTGAGCGGCTACCACTCGATGCTGTTTTGGGATGGAACGCGGGCTTTCCGCTACAAAGGGCCGCTCGATTATTCAGTCGGCTCGGCGCTCTGCTACCAGAAAGACTTCTGGCGCAGGCACGCCTTTGTCGCGGAAGATCATCGGCGCTGGGAAGACAACGTTTTCGTGCAGGACGCGCGCAACGAACGACAGATCGTCTGCGCGGATGCGGAGAAGTTGATGGTGGCGAGGATCCACGCCGCCAACACCTGCCCAAAGAAACCCGCAGAGGCTCCGCTACAATGGGCCGCAGTCGATCCGAGCGAGGTCCCGGAAGGCTTTTTTGAAGCCAGCTTCCGGTAAAAGGATAAACGCATGGACAAACAACGACTTATCGCAATGATGGCGGCGAGCATTTTCGCTGCGCGAACCAACGGGCAGGAGGATGCCAAGGCAGTCACGCTAGCGGCTGAAAGAGCCATAGCTGATGCCCGGTCCATCTTGGAACAGGTGTTTCGTACCGTGCCGGCTGGGCGCTGATCCCCATGAAACTGAATCTTGGCTGCTCGGACCGGCACTTCCCCGGCTACCTCAACGTCGACCGGGTCCCGCCGGCAGACGTCATCGCGGACTTGAACGCGCCCTGGCCCTGGGGCGATTCGAGCGTCGACGAGATTCGTGCCTGGGACATCCTGGAGCACCTGCGCTCGCCCATCCACACGATGAACGAGGCCTGGAGGGTGCTGAAGCGCGGCAGCCTATTCGATATCGAAGTGCCCACGACCGACGGCCGCGGCTGGGCGCAGGATCCCGGCCACGTTTGCTGGCCGCCGTGGAATCGCAACAGCTTTTTCTATTACGAGTATCAGAATCCGCACCTGATGCGCTTTGCGCCCGGCAATGGAGTGCGTTGCAGCTTCCGCATCGTGTCGGAAGAAGAAAGAATGCTGGTGGATCGAGTTAGTAAATTGCATATTGTCCTGGAAGCGGTGAAACCGTAACCTATGACTATGTCCACGCGTCGTGAATTCTTCAAAGCGATTGTAGGCACCGTCGCTGCGCTAGCGACAGCGCCACTGCTCAGGCTTGTTCCTGTCCACAGGTGCGGCGTGATCGTGAGCAACCGTTGGCTCAACGACGAATGGGAAATGAAAGTATGCGGGCACCCCGCGATTCAGATGCGGATGCAGCGCTGGGGGATGAAAGCGATTGGAGAAGATTTCTACCGGCGTTCTTCCCAGTGGCGATGTGACGAGCATGCTCAGGCGGCTGGATGGCACAGTCGGTTTGTGCGCGAGGAAGAGAAAACGGTCGCGTGAGTTTCTCCGTCATCATCCCGTCGCGCACTTTCAGCAATTTGCTGCCCTGCGTGGAGGCCGTGCGCAAGCACGAGCCAGCGGCTCCGATCCTCGTGATCGACGATGGCATCGACTGGAGCGCGGCCTGGCACTTACGGTCAGCGCTCACCATCATCCCCGGAGCGAAGCCCTTCTGCTTTGCGCGCAACTGCAATCTGGGGATCCAGCTCTGCGAAGACGACGTCATTCTCCTGAACGACGACGCGCTGCTCGAAACGCCTTTCGGATTTCACGAGCTCGAGGAAGCGAGCCGAGCGCATCCGGAGTTTGGCGTGATCTCGGCCGTCACCAACGTTACCGGCAACCTGGCGCAGCAGCCGAAAGACATTGGTCTGCGCGAAGAGCCGCGAACTCTATGCTTTGTTTGCGTCTACATTCCGCGCGCGACCCTTGACCGCGTGGGCTTGCTCGACGAGCGCTTTACCGCCTATGGCTGGGAAGACAACGACTACTGCCGGCGCGTGAAGGACGCGGGATTGAAGCTGGGCATCTTCGACGACTGCTACGTCGATCACGGCTCGCTGCGTTCGACCTTTCGCGGAGGGCCGCGCGCCGCGGGCGACATCAGCGCAGGCCGCGCAATCTACGTGGCCAAGTGGGGAGAGGCTTCCATCGGGTGATCGGGCGATCGAAAGTCAAAGACAATGCGCTTCTGACTTTCAGATGCCCCGATGCCCCGATCACCCGATGACGCGATCACTATGATCACCGTCTACACGGTCATCGTCGCCAACTACGACAACCTGGCAGCGCTGCCGGTCCAGGCCATCGCTCCCGGCGTGCGCTACGTCTGCTTTTCCGACCGGCCGCGCCAGGTGAGGCCATGGGAAATCCAACCCTTCCCGCAGGCTCTCGCCGATCCGCACCGCATGTCGCGCATCCCCAAAATGCTGCCGCACCTTCTACTTCCCGAGGCCGAAGTTTCCGTCTACATGGATGGCGCCATTACGCTCTGCGCGCCCCCGAAGCAGATGGTGGCCGAGCTTTTAGGGGATGCCGATATCGCCCTGTTCCGCCATCCGACCAACAAGAGCATTCACGACGAGCGGAACTTTTACCAGAATCTGCACGGCTACGTCCCGGACGATGTCGAGGCCGAGTACCAGCACTATTGCGCTCTCGGGATCCCCATCACCGGAGACTTCTGGGCGGGCGGCTTTCTGCTGCGCCGGCACAACGACCGGGTCGCAAAGTTCAACGAGCTGTGGATGCGCGAGTTTCTTCTCGGCTCGGCGAACGACCAATTCTCGCTCTACTACGCCCTGACAACGGTGGCACGCGATGCGGGCCTCGTGGTGCGATCGCTTCCCGGCTACTACAGCGCCGAAGGCCGGCTCGGCTACCACTTCCACGCCAACGCCGGCGACGCAGCCAACCAGGTTCAGCTCCCCGAGAACCAGGCATGGAAGGCGCGCACCGACCGCATCCGGGAGATCTGCCAGTGAGAACTTTAGTTGTCATCCCGGTGCACGATCGGCTGGAGTTTTTGGGCGATGCCCTCGCATCCGCCCTGCGGCAAACGCGCGCGGCGGACGAGATCATCGTCACGGGAAACGTATGGAGCGACGACCAGTTCTCTCGCTATTTGGAGCGAGAGGCCAACATCCGCCACGTGATCAGCGACGATAACCTGGCTGCGCGCGTGAACCAGGCCGTCGACAGCAGCCACTGCGATGCCTTTACCGTGCTCTCGGATGACGACATGCTCGAGGCGGCCTTCCTCGATAAAACTGTGCGAGCGATGGAGCGCTACTCGGACGATATCGTCTACACGGACTTGCGGCGCTTCGGCGGCGCAACCCACGTCATGCATGCGCTTCCGTGGAGCGAAGAGAATATCGAGCTGACCACGGTGCCGTTTGTCACGTCTCTATGCACCAAAAAGCGCTGGAAGATTGCCGGCGGCTATGAAGACGTGCCGTTTTTCGACTGGCACTTCTGGTGGAAGTGCTTCCACACGGGCGCCTCGGCATTTCACCTGGCGGAGCCGCTCTTTCTCTACCGCGAACATCCGGGACAGCACCAGTACCAGGAAAACCTCGAAGAAAACCGAAAGGTCCTGCTCGCCTATCACAACGAAATCCGCCAACGCGTGAAATCTGGCGATCACAACTCAAACGGTGAGACAGGCCGATGAGCTTGGTCGCCATGCTGCGGGTGAAGAACGAGGCGCGCTGGATTCGCGCGGTGCTGCGCTCGGCCCTCGCCGTCTGCGAGTGCGTCTACGTGCTCGACGACCATTCGACGGACGAGACGGCCGAGATCTGCCGGAGCTTTGGAGAAACCACCGAGGATGCCTGGCATCGCAGCCGCCTGCGCGTCTACAACTCGCCGTTCTCGGGCCTCGATGAAACTCGCGACAAGAATTGGCTGCTCGGGATCGTGCGCCTGGCGGGAGCGGAATGGATTCTCGCGATCGACGGCGACGAAGTGCTGATGGAAGAAGACCACGCAGCGCTTTTGTCGCTCGTTCGGAACGGGAGCTCGCCGTGCTATGCCTTGCGCGTTCTCTATCTGTGGGACCGCCCAAACCAGATCCGCACCGACGGCGTTTACGGCCGTTTCTGGCGCCCGTCGCTGTTCCGGCTGCGGCCGGGAGATACCTTCCGGTCGACCCCAAACGGCGGCAATTTCCACTGCGGAAACGTGCCCAAAGAGCTGCTCGGCGGGGCCCAGCGGTGTGACGTAAGGCTCATGCACTTTGGTTACATGGACGCTCAGGACCGCCGCCGCAAATTCGACTGGTACAACCAGCACGATCCCGCCAACCAGGTGGAAGACTGCTACCGGCACATTGTGCAAGGCGATCCTGGAGGATTTCCGGCGGATCTGCATCTTCGCCACGCCGGGCCGCTCGTTCTTGCTCCACTCGAACCGCTCAGAGAAAACGCAACCGCATGATCCCGCTCAAGAGTGCCGTGCTCTGCCTGGACTGCGAGACGATTTCGCAGGGCCGGAACAATCGGTGCGACTTTTGCAGCAGCCGTGCGCTGCTATCACTGGCGTATGTGCTCGGGACCACGCAGCCAACCGCCTGCACTGCACCTGAGCTGCAGCTGGTTATGCCAATCGAATTGTCGACGGGGATGTCTTAAGCCATGCCTCTGGCTCGGCTTTCGCGGCGCGGCGCGGGCGCAACCGTCTCGATCGGCGGCATGGACCGCCTGATCACGATCGAGACGCGGCTCGGCACCAATATTTACGGCCAGCCAGGCGGCCCGTGGACCGCTTTTGCTGCGAACGTCTGGGCGAAAATCGACCATATCGGCGGCAAGGAAGTCGTCAACCAGACTGAATATGCGGCCGAGATCACCGACAGGTTCACGCTGCCTTACGTTTCGGGAGTGACTCCGAAGATGCGCGTGAACTACGCCGACATCGACGGCAAGACGCGCTTCTTCGACATCCTGTTCGTGCAAAACGTCGAGCAGCGCGGACTGCTGATGGTGCTGCTGGCGAAGGAAATCTACAGCAACACCTAGTTACTAGCACTTAGCACTTAGCCGTTAGCTAAAGCTCCCAACGGCAAAATCAGTTACTAAGTGCTAAACGCTAAGTGCTAAGTGCTAGATGCTAACCCATGATCGATCCGAACCTGGCGATTCTGACATGGCTGAAAACTTCCACAGACCTCGCGGCGCTGGTGGGCACGAACATTTTTTCGCCCATGCTGCCCGAAGGCTTTTCGGCGATGGCCGCGGAGGCTCCGGATGCGGCCACGCGCGCGGTCGTCGTGCGCCGGCGCGGCGGAAAATCGCAGCCGGAAATTCCAGCGGTCCTCGACCCGAGCTTCGCCATCGAGTGCTGGGCCATGGAAGCGCCCGACGCGCAGCAGATCTATGGCGTGATCCGCGACCTGATGCACGGAGCGACGGGCGTGGATCTTGGCGCGGCGGGCTTTGTCATCCTCTCGCAGGAAGAAGTGCCCGGGCAGGACATCACCGACCCGGAAACGCACTGGGCCGTCTGCTTCGCCTATTACCATGTCGAGCTGCGCGGACCCGATACCGTCGTCCCGCCCTACGTGCCTCAGCTCTACCAGGGCCAGGGCGCGCCTGTCACGCTGCACAACAATGAGGATCTGTACTACGACCTCGGCACCGGAAACCTTTATGAGCAAGTCACCGGCGCCTGGGTCTACACCGGCAACATCGCGGTAGGAGGCGAAATGCCCAGCTCGATTTACCACCTGGTTGCGGCCGCTGGCACCAACGCCGCCAACATCAAAGCTGCCGCTGGCGTCGTCACCGGCTGGAAGGTTTACAACGACACCGAGTATCCCGTTTACGTGAAGCTTTTCGACAAGGCCACCACTCCGGACCCAGGAAGCGACACGCCAAAGCAGACCATTGGCCTGGACGCGGGCATCGGTGAAGTGAATCCGCCGAGCGGCGGCATCACTTACACAAACGGCATCGGCATCGCCATCACCAAAGGCATGGCCGACACCGACGCCACGCCGGTCGTTGCCGGCGATTGCGTCGTGGACATTTTCTATCAGTAAGTTCGATTCCCCGGAAAGAAACCAGTTCAGACTCCACAAAAAGGACAAACACCCATGAAACGCTCCGCTTTGAAAGCATTCGTTCTTCTCTTCACCCTCTGCGGGCTGGCCCTGGCGCAGCAGCCCATCAACCTGGTCGATGTTGGCGGCTCAGTGCTGGGAGCTGTTTCTGCCTACGGCACCTCGCCTGGAGCGGTCAACGTGATCGGCGTCAACTCCTTCGTTACGAACACCGTGCCTGTCTCGCTCGGCTCAGGAGCGATTTTTGAAGTCGCTCCAACGACCTCGGCAAACACTAAGACCAATCCCTTTTTCTCGAACCTCACGGATGGCACGAACCAGCTCACTGCCGATCTTGCTGCCTGGGGCACAACTCCGACCGGCACGTATGTCCTGGGTGTGAACTCTGAGCTCTTTGTGGGCGCGAACGTCGTGTCTGCCACCGCTCCGGTGCCGATTTCGGCGACTGCCGCTGCGAACACTTCGACGAATGCGATATTTGCGAATTTGACAGACGGCACTCATCCTCTCACCGCGGCCATGTCCGCCTTTGGCACGGCTCCGACGGGCACTTACGTTATGGGAGTGAACGCCGATCTCTTCATCAATGGCGTGCTCGCGAGCGCCTCAGCCAGCGGCGTGCAAAAAGTTGGCATCACGGGCAACGCTGGGGCGGTCTTCGATGCCGCCGGACAGAATGTCGCTTCGCCGGCGAACGAGATACTCGTGGGAGCGCAGTTCAACACCACGCCGACGACGATCACCTCGGGAAACATTTCTCCCTTGCAGATGGATTCCACTGGGCACTTGCTGGTGAACTGCACGGGATGCTCGGCGGCAGCGACGGTCAGCCTGGTGCCTGAAGCCACGGGCGGCTTGAGCGCGAAGCATTTTGTCGCGGCGGCCAGCGACAACGCTACCAACGTTAAAGGAAGCGCCGGCCAGGTCTACTCCATCGACGGCTACAACAATGCGGCCTATCCGGTGTACTTTAAGCTCTACAACGCCAGCTCAAGTCCGACCGGCTGTGGCGCGTCCAACCTGTTCAAAGTCGTCGGCCTGCAGGCTGGAACTCAGCACACCTTGCAGTCTGAGGAAGGCTGGGCGCTCGGCACCGGCATCGGCTACTGCCTCACGAAAGGGATCGCGGACTCTGACGACACTGCCGTACTTCTGAGCGATGCCGTGATCGACATAGGTTACAAATGAAGCGCTGGTTCCTCTTATTTCCGCTTCTGACGGCGATTGCGCTGGCGCAGGCCGCTGCGCCGGCGAAGCCTGCGGCCCCGGCCTCGCCCGCTCCCTCCGCGGCCGTGGCGAAGCCCGCCGATGCCGCTACGCCCGCTCTTCCCGCGGGCGTGACCGACACGATCACCGCTTATCTCTTGCCGGACGACCTCAAGCTGAAAATCCGCGATGCCCAGCTTGAGTGGGACGAGCTGGAAATCGATAGTCAGAAAGCGCTGGTCAAGGTCGAGCAGAATAAAGAGCGGCAAAAAGAGCTTTCGGACGCGATTCGAGTCCTTGCCTACCAGTTCACGCAGACCAAGCAAATCGACCTGCAGGCCTGGGAGCTGGATGCGAAAACGTTGAAGTTCGTGAAGAGGAAGGCGGCAGCCAAATGATCCGGAGAATTGCAGGCATTGTCGTTTTGCTCTTCGGGTTGCTTTCGCTCGGGAGCGGGCAGCAGCCAGTCACGGTCGTAAATGCCAACCCGAACGGCCAAGCGACGATGGCGAACTCCGCACCCGTTGCCATTGCCAGTAACCAGGGTGCGATTCCGGCCTCTGAGTCCGGGACCTGGAATGTACAGTTGGAAGACGCTTCGGGCAACGGGCTGACCTCGAACTCGACGACATTCACCTTGAAGCACGCGCTCGACATCAACTTACTGGGGTCCTTGGGCACCGCCTTTACGACTCCAGGCTTTTTCGACATCAAAGCCGCGGATGGAAACGTATTTGTCAGGCAGGCAACCGCTTCGAATCTAAATGCGCAGGTTGTAGGTGCTGCCGCGGACGGCTCAGCAGCCTCGGGCAATCCAGTGTTGGTTGCGGGGAAAGGTTCTGGGAATGCGCGGGTTCACATCGTCTGCGACAACTGGGCGCCCTTTTCACTGGCCTCGACCACCTCGCTGAAGATCATCACCAAGTCGGGCGGAAAAAACATTTACATCTGCTCGATCAATATCGTTACCGCGACGGCGAACAACGTGGCGCTGATTGCGGGCACGAAAACGAGCACCGATTGTGACACCTCGACGGCTGGCCTGGCAGGCGGCACGACGGCAGCGACCGGCTGGAATTTTGCGGCGAATGGTGGACTGACGCAGGGCACGGGAATCGGGGTGATCGCGGCCACGGCTTCGACGGGCCTGGACGTGTGTCTGCTGGCTTCGGGGAGTGGACAGGTGTCGGGTGTGATCAGTTGGACTCAATTCTGATGCGCAAGCCTCTCATCGCCTTCGCAGCTCTGTTTCTGTTTGGGCTGTGTTTCGCCCAGCAGAGCTCGCTGCTGCATGTCTTCGGAACGCCGGCGGCTGGCGGCCCGAACGCAGCCATTGTGCAGAATCCCGAGGTTGTAGATATCGTTTGTGCTCCCACCTGCAGTTTTACTCTGACGCAAGCTATCGGGACAGGCCATGGACTTGTTTTTCAGACTGCTCTAGGGACGCCCTATGGAAGCGCTCACTTAGATTCGATTAGCGCCGGAGGAACGATCGTTTCCTGCTCCGGCTGCGCGACGGGAGATGACCAGCAGAGTGGCTTTATCGACATTGCCTATGTACTGAGCAGCACGGCGGCGGGAAGTCCGATCACTCTCACCTATAGCGGATATTCCACTAATCAGGTCACGATGTGGGAATGGAGTTGCTCCGGGGGAACGATTTCACTCGACACCGACGCCGCGACGCCGAGCGGCAGTCCGCAGACCGGCAGCCCTTTTAGCGGCCCAACGGAAACCATCGGTGGCACAAACGACGCCATCTTTCAGGCAGGAATCTCCGACCAAAACGTCACGGCCGTCGCTTCGCCCTATGACGCAAACTATATCGACGACAACGGCTTCGGGGTCTCGGCGCTGATGAATTCGGTTTCGGGATCGGCTGCGAGTTGGACCGCAGCCAGTAATCTTGACGGGTTCGGTTCGGCCATCGCTTTCAAATGCCAATGAAGTTGCTCGCGATTTTCCTGCTGGTGAGCGCTGCTGCCTTCGCGCAGGTAGCCAATCAGTTCGTCGCGCTTTCGGCGAATGGCAAGTATCTCTGGAACTCGATCGCCAATGAGCCCGTGTTCCTGACCGGCGACGCTCCGCAGATCGCGATCGAGCAGCTCTCCAATGCCGACGCCGCAACTTATCTTGCAGACCGAGCGCAGCGCGGCTTCAACGCGCTCTGGGTCTATCCCGTTGACCGGGTCGACCAGTCGAATCCACAAAAAGATTTCTATGGCAACGACCCCTGGGGCGGTTCGGCGGACTTCACAAACGAAAACTCGACGTATTGGGCGCGGGTCGATAGCTTCCTCGCGGCTGCTGAAGGTTACGGCATCACGCTCTTTCTCGATCCGGGATTTGTGGGGCTTACAAGTGGGCAAGGCTACTACCTGAACAGTTGGGATTCGGCCTCCGATGCGGCGCTGAAGGCGTATGCCGATTTTCTCGGCAACCGCTACAAGAGCTATCCGAACGTCGTTTGGGCGCTCGGCGGCGATGCTGATCCGAGCACCGTCTCTTACACAAAGCTCGGAACTTTTGCGGCCGAACTTGCGGCGGCGGATCCGAACCATCTGATGACTCTCGAAGCCTGTCGCGCCTGCAGCCCCGCGAACCAATCCACTTACGACGCCTACGCCGCCAGCCCCCCGGCGTTCATGAACTTGAATTGGGTTTATAACACTGAGTCGACTGTAGTTGCTGGATGCCAGGCTGGCTATTCTCACAAAAGCGTCATTCTGCCGATGATGGGTGAGGACTGGTATGAACTTGAGCACTCAATGACCGGCTTCCAGATCCGCCAAGAGGGGTACTGGGAGATCCTTTCCGGCTGCTACCTTGGGCGGCTCTTTGGCAACGGTGCAATCTGGAGTTTCGATTCTCCGAATGGAAGCGCCTGCTGCACTTCAGGAACCCCGGCTTGGCAGGGTCAGCTTGCTTCGACTGGCTCCATCGGACAGCAATACCTCGGCTTACTGATGCGCTCCCGCGAACACTGGCTCATGGTCCCGGACACGACAAATGCGGTCCTGACCGGAGGCATCGGGTCCGGCAGCACGCTTTCAGTTTGCGCCTGCACTTCCGATGGCCTAACGTGCATCGTCTACGATTCGACGGGCAACTCCAATGCTCCGCAGATCGCGATGTCGCACTTCAGCGGCACAGTGCACGCTTGGTGGTATAACCCACAAACCGGAGCGACTACCGACCTGGGGACGTTTACGAACAGTGGAACGGATACGTTCACGCCTCCGGATGGGAACGACTGTGCGCTGATCCTCGATCTCGCTTCGGCTAACATCCCTGCCCCGGGCGTTCTGCGTACGGGTTCTGTTGCCACGATCGGTCTTTTCTGAACTGAATCCACGCACACACAGCCGATCTGAGCCGAATAGCCCCCTCCGATGCCCGTTGAACTCGAAACCGTCGTCGACGACACCGCCGAAGACATCGGCCTGAAAGCCTCTGTCGCAGTCAATCTGCGCGAGCTGGTGCATGCCGCCGGCGTTCAGGCTATGCAGGAAGTGTTTACGGAGCAGATCCTGCCCGCGGCCAGGGCCGGGTCGCCTGTGGGCGGACATCTCGATCCGCATCCCGGGAAAAACCGGGATTCGCTCGAAGTCACGTTCCGCGACAAGCCCGATACAGGATGGATTTCCGCATGGCTCTCCACGCACTCCGGCTACGGATGGCTGATCGAGCATGGCACCAGCCACAACCGCCGGCTCACGCGCATGGCCAAGCGCCTCCGGCATGGCCGCCAGGTTGTCGAGGACCGCACGCCCGCGCGGCCTTACATCTATCCCGCCATGATGGAGCACGTCGCGACGATCGCCGACCGCCAGCGCGAAATTTTGGAAAGTCAGTAACACCTAGCATTTAGCACTTAGCAGTTAGCACTTAGTGGACGCCTTCTCCTTTGGAGGCTTTGGCTAAGTGCTAACTGCTAAGTGCTAAATGCTTGCCGATAAATCCAACTTAGGAGAACAAGGAAATGCCCGAACCCACTGCAACTCAAATCATCGCAGGCCCCGCGCTTTTGTACGTTGCGGCGGTCGGCACCGCGCTGCCGGCGACAAGCTCGCCCGCAACCTGGCCGCCAGTCTGGCCCGCCGGCTGGCAAGCGGTCGGCTACACCGAAAAAGGCGTGGACCTGATCTACACGCCCACCATCAAAGGCTTCACTCCGGATGAAGAGGCCAGCGAGGTTTACGACATCCTGGAAAAACAGAAGGCGGAAGTTTCGACCGTCCTGATGGAAGCCACCTTCGAGAACTACAAGGCCCTGATTGCGGCCGCCGTCTCGACCGACGATGGCGCTGTTCGCAAGGTGGGCATTGGAGGGCTCGCGCTGAACTACACGGCCGTTGGCTTCCAGGGCCCCGCGCCCGCTTCGGACGCGATGTCGAGTCCGGCATCGATTCCCACAGGACGCGTGATCATCCTGCAAAAAGCGATCGTCTCGAGCGCCGTGGCCATTAACATGACGCGTCAGGACATCCAGAAGTTCACGGTGAAGTTTGACGCGCGTAAGATCGCCGGCCAGGATCTCTACGATCTGTACGAGTTCTATCACCACTAAGAACTCTGAGAAACGATCTCCCCTTCTTCTCCTGATCTGACCATCTGATAATCGGGTCATCGGGGCATCGGGCCATCTGAAAGTCAAAAGCAAGTTGTCTTTGATTTTCGATCATCCGATGCCCCCAGATCGCCCGATCACTCGATTGGAGCATTCAATGCCACAGGAACGTACCGAGCAACAGATACTCGGCAAAGAGCCGTTGAAAGTCACCTTCGGCGCCGAGCAGTACGAGCTGCCAATCCTGGCCATCACGCCCATGCGCAAGTGGCGCGAGCAGGTCGTCGAGTCGGCCAGGGAAATTGGCGAGCTCGGCGTGTCGCTCACCGGCCTGGGCGCGGCGTTTGTCGCTTTCCCGGAAAAGATCACCGAGCTCGTCTTTGCCTACGCCCCGAAACTTCCCAAAGAGAAGCTTCTCGGCGAGGCGACGGAAGAGCAATTTGCGCTGGCTTTCTCGGAGATTGCGAGCGTCGCTTTCCCTTGCCGGGGCCAGCT